TCATTACAATACCAGCAATTAAAATTCTTAATGATTGACCAATGCTTATAATTGCCGCCTTAGCAATAATATCAACAACTTCCATGATTTTGTCAAAAACAGGTTGCAATTCTTTAAATAATGATTTTAATCCGTCTAGTACAGGCGCTAATGCTTTTACAATGTCATCCATGTATCTCATTAAAAAACCAACTGCTAATGTTAAACCTGCAAGAGGTCCAAATCTACCAAATATTTTAAACAATACTCCACTCTTACCAAAAAATGCCATAATCGGAGCAAGTAATCTTTTTATTGTACGAACACCCGGTAACCCCATCATAAATGCTGATAGAGCAGCTAATTTACCACCTGCACCCTCACCTTGTTGACCATCATCTTGATTTGGTACACTTATGCCAGCAGAACCAGCAGGTAATGTTTTTGTTTCTTTTGATAGTTCAGTTTTTCTTTCTCTTTCTCTTCTCTCTTTTATTTTATCTAAATTAAATATCTCTTTTAACTTTTCAGCAACTTCACCAATACCTCTTAATGTTTTAATTTGTATATCTCTTATTTGTTCTAGTATTTGTGATTGACTATCTGTAGACTCAGCAAGAACAGCTGTGCCTGAAGCACCAACTAATGCATTACCAACAATATCTTGTTGTTTTTCTACAATCGCTAATGCTGTTCCTACATTTTTATCTTTTTGGGTGTCTGCCATTTTTATTTACTTTTCTTACTTGAACCTGTATATAAACCAAACCAAGCAGCGCCAGCACCTACAACGATACTGATTAACCCACTTTGTTCCATAGTCGGCGCCTGTAAGTCCATATACCATATTACACATTTGTATAATAATATGATGTAAACAGTCAAGAACAGTCTTGGAAATATTCTCCAACTATCTACTGCTCTTGCCATATGAATAAGTTTTGCGTAAGGGTTTGGTCCCATATCTTTAACACTAGTGTCCACTTCTAAATCAACCTTTACTTTCTTACTGATTTCAGGTTTATCAGCAGGCACTACAATTTTTTCTTCTTCAGCCATTACTTCCTTCTCTCTCTTTGTCTCTTTTCTTTTTCTTCCTTGATATATGCAATCAACAAGTTTACATATATCTCCCTTTCCCACGGTACCATATCATTTAATTCGGTTAATGAATATTTATGATGTTGCATTAACGCAAAATTCACCTGATAATGGTTTTCAAGCGTGTCATGTGATAGGGCTATCCGAAAAAATCGGAAAGACCTGATAATGTAATCTTACTTGTTACCTTCGTTTTAGGGTTTACCACATCAATCTCATGCATTAATTTAGGCATAGTCTCATAAAATTTTTGTATATTCTTAAAAGTTTTACTATCTAAACTCTCAACAAACTTATCAAGTTCTTCTTTAGAATAGTCTTTTGCCATATGCACTTTATCACCCTCTATAATTTGGTAAATACCTTCACCAATTATTTTAAACAGAGTTTTTGTCTCTTGTTTACTATAATCTCTTGTAGGGTCAATTGAAGCTAAAGTAGGATATCTCATCAATACTGAAATATTTTTTGCTTCATCTACGACAATTTTATTTCTATGTTCATCATCAACATGTACATCAACTGTTGATAAATCTACATCAACCTCTGCATAAGTTTTTTTATCATCTGGACATAAAATTTTAAGTTTTGCAACTTCACCTACAGATTTAGACCTAATCTGCAAAAATACATATTCAAGGTCAAATGTAGCTAACTCTTCAACATTTAATTGTCCAAATGTACATACACTAACTATATCTTTTAATGCTTGTACAATCTGTTTTTGTTCTTGCGACTCCATTGCTTGTAATAAGATTTTTTCTTCTTTTACAAGAAAGGGTCTATACTTTACTTTCACATCACTTGATGGTAATGTCAATTCAAAAGTATTTGTTTCCAATACTGGCAATGCCATAATATTATCTCCTTATATTTTAACCAAAAGGTGGAAATAATCTTCCACCTGTAACTCTACCAATCGGTAGATTTCTTCTAGTTGTTTGTAATACATCTCTGCCTACTCTTCTTATTTCAGGAGGCAGTTTACTTAATATACCACCAAACAATCCAAAATCTGTGCTTGCTTTTATTGTTGGTTTGTCACCAACTGCTTGACCAATAGTTGCATTATTAATTTGGTCAATTGTTAAATTTTTCCATGTTCTAAAGTTTAATGTTACAGGTACTTGAACAACTTGGTCATTTTGACCATAACCATATTCAATACTACTTACTATTTGTGGGTAAACTTCAAATAATCTTACTGCATATGTAACTCTAGCGTCATCATCTCCTTTAGCGTCAAACTGACCTAATTGTAATATGTCTATAGAACCAATATAGTCATCATAATATTTCATATCGTGAGTTTCGTTGTCAAATATTTTTTTCTGCCAATTTTCCCAAAATAATCTCTGTCTTAAAAACTTATCACCATAAAATTGTAATTCTATTTCACCTGTAAATGAGTATGCATAAGGCATTTCTCTTTTTGGTCCATAAGTTCTAGCGGGTGCTGTATTAATATCTCTACTAGGCATGGTAATTTTGTTACACATCATTTGTATGTTTTCTCTCATAGCGTAACTTTCCATATCGTTATTACCTGGCGTCATATCAAAATCAGCTGCATATGGATTTGTAAAAACTCTTTGAGGTGGATTAATGATAACCAAAAATCTATTTGGTGTTGCTAAACCCTCACCTTGATTCATTTGTGACTGAAATCTTTGTAAGACACCAGAACCACCAGGTTTTCTTTGTAGTCTAGGGTCTTTTGCAATATCAACTAATGATTTATCTCTTGGTAAACCAAGTCTGATATCAAAGTTTCCTATTCTACGACCACCTCTTAAAATTGCCATTATAGTATTTTACCTTTATTTGGTCCTTTTTTAATTCTATATCTTTGTGTGCCTGTAGCACCTATTTCTACTTCTTGTCTTAAATTTTTAGAAAGTTCTAATTCTTTCTTTTGTTTATTAACTTTGTTAGTATGTTCTACTAATTGTTTTGTTCTATCTCTGTCCATTAGAATGTCTTTCTACTTCTATTAAATACTGTACCCAAACTAGCACCTTGAAATTGTGCAACTGGTAAATAAGCTGCTAATGCCATTTCGTTTACATCAATTCTCAAAAAGTTTGACCTAACTTGTGAGTACAAATATCTCTTAATACTCGCTTTGGTATATTTATTACCTTTTATCGAGTCATATGAAGCTTGAATTTTTGTTGATTGGTCAAACTTTGCATTACTAGCATATGATTGTAATTGTTGTAAAAATGCAAATCTGACACCATACGGCAAATAGTGAAAATTTAAACCTATGAAACCACCCTTTGCTGGTTCTATTGGTAAAACCAAAGGGAATGTGTCATAGTAAGGCAATCTCTGTTTTGTTTTAGGGTCATAAAAGAACATACTCATACGACCAGCACTTGGTCTGCCTAACAATTTACCTGATTGTAACAATTGAGTAGGCGAAGTTCTATCAGCTATTAATGATACAGCATTCCTGTACCATGAGGCCGATTTCAACTTATTGCCTTGTAAGTCTTTTAGTGGTTCAAATATATCTACTGCCATACCACTATTTATAAGAAAACCCCTAGCGATTTCTCGCTAGAGGTCAATGCTTTCAGTAATAGAGAGAAAGGATTAATCTTCGTCTGCTAATTTACTAAAGTAATCAAGGGTATCATCCTCGTCACTAGCAGGCTTAGATTCGCTTACCTTTGGCATTTCCACGGAAGTTGTAGTCTGTGGTGGGAGGTCTACAGAGTCTACTGTCGCCGTGCTTTGCGTTCCCGTAATAACCCTATTCAGTTTCTCTTTGAGTTCATCATAGGTCTTAAAATTACTAGGGTCAACAAATGGTTTTAGAGGGTATTGTTTTTCCCATATCGCTTTGATTTGGTCATCTGACTCTTTCAATTGCGATACGCCCTCAAATTCGGATTTGTCGTAGTTCCAATAACCATCAACTTTTCTGATTTTTAGTTTGAAGTTAGCACCTTTCCAAAAATCAAATGGGTTAATTGCTTTCTCATCTTCAAAAGCTGGTTGCATTGCTTCAGTAATCTTATCAAAGATTTTTTTACCAAACTTAAACAAGAAAACTTTACCTTCGTTTTCTGGATGTTTAGGGTCTGAAACAACAAAG